TGGGGAGGAACCGTTTATGGTAATGAGTCTGGCGAGGTGAGAAAATGCAGTTAAGAAGAAAAAAGCCGCCGAAAGAGGCGGTTTCCATTGTCCAGAGCACACAGGGCTATGCAGCCGGACAGGATTTGCCGGTACAGCTGTATGCCTATGAGCTGTTTGAAAAGGTGCGGCGTACCGTGCCGATCGTGGATGGCGCGATCTCCAAACTCGTGCGCCTGATCGGTTCGTTTTCCGTGGAATGCGCGGACGCGTCCATGCAGGCACAGCTTGACCGCTTTCTGCGTGAAGTGCCGGTGGGGCTGACGGGGCAGTCGGTGTACAGCTTCGTGGACAGCTATCTCGACAGCCTGCTTGTCTGCGGCAATGCGGTGGGGGAAATCGTCCTCGACCGCAGAGGGCGGTATGTGGCAGGTCTGTGGAATGGCAGGGTGCGTGATGTGGAGGTCTGTGCAGGAACGGGGGCAATGCAGCGGCAGTATTATCTGCGGCAGGGGGAAAACCGTGTACTGCTGCCGCATCCGGAGCGCATTTTGTTTTCGGCACTCAAGCCGCCGGACGGCGGTGTGTACGGCGTGTCGGTATTACAGGGCGTTCCGGTGTTTGCGGAAATTCTGCTGCGGCTGTATGAATGCATCGGGCAGAATTTCGACCGTGCCGGCAATGTGCGGTATGCAGTGACGTACAAGCCTTCGGATGATCCGGCAGAGCTTGCCTATGCCGGAGAACGTGCACGGCAGATCGCAAAGGAATGGGCGGACGGAATGCGCGCGGCAAAATGCGGTGAGGTACGCGATTTTGTGGCAGTCGGGGATGTGGACATCAAGGTGATCGGTGCGGAGAATGTCATGCCGGAAACGGAAATTCCGGTGCGGCAGCTGCTTGAACAGATGCTCTCGAAGCTCTCGATTCCACCGTTCCTGCTCGGTCTGAACTGGTCATCCACGGAGCGTATGTCCGTGCAGCAGGCAGATATTCTGACATCGGAGCTGGAATATTACCGGCGCATTCTTGAACCGGTTATCCGGCGCATTGCACAGATGTTTTTGCAGCTCAACGGCTGCTATGCGGATGTGGAGATCGTCTGGGATACCATCAATTTGCAGGACGAAACGGAACTGGCACAGGCAAGACTGCACCATGCACAGGCGGAAGAAATTGAACAGGGGCTTGCAGATGCAGGCGAATGACAAGGAGGAATTTTATGTACAACGAAGTAAAGCTGGAAAAGGGTATGTATCATCTGGCAAACAAGAGCTTTTTGCAGGCATTGGAGGAGGCTGACCCGTCCGCACAGTATGCACAGACGGGCATTGCCAAGCTTGACGCGTATGAACGACAGCTCAAGCGTTTTGACATCCGCGTGAACGGTGCGTTCTGCGACAGAGTGGAGAAATTTTTCACCACCACGGAAAGTGCCGTACTGTTTCCGGAATTTGTCAGACGTGCCGTGGTACAGGGCATGGAGGAGGCTGTGCTTTCGGATATGACGGCAGTGGTATCCCGCAGCGAATCCAACCGTTATCAGGGCTGTGCGCTGAGCGATGCCGAGGCTTATACCACAACTGAGGCAGGCGAGGAACTGCCGGCATCTGCCATCATGGAGAGCGACAATGTGGTAACGCTGGTCAAGTACGGCAGACTGGTCAAGGCATCCTATGAGGCGGTACGTCAGCAGCGTTTGGATGTGTTTGCACTGATGCTGCGCCGTGTGGGCAGACAGCTTGCTGACAGTGTGGTCAGTCAGGCAGTATCCGTTCTGAAAACGGCATGTGCAGGCAATGCCCTTGCCAAGGCAGGCGGTACGCTTGCCTATTCCGACCTTGCGGCACTGTATGGCAGATTCAACAGCTGCAATCTGAATACAGTACTGGCATCTCCGGCAGTCATGGCAGAAATTCTGGTCATGAACCAGATGCTGGAAGCGTCCTCCAAGGAGACAACGGAGATCCGTCTGCCGTTCGGTGCAAGACTGATCAAGTGCGCACAGCTGGACAATCAGACAGTACTGGGACTGGACAAGGATTTTGCGCTGGAACAGATTCAGAGCAGCGATGTAGTACTGGAAACGGACAAGCTCATCGACCGTCAGCTCGACTGCATTGCCATTTCCGTGAACATCGGTTTCCGCACACTCATTGACGGTGCGGTGCAGATGCTGACGCTGTAAGGACAAACGGGGACGGTGTATCAATGTATAGTTGATTATACATCCCTGTATCGTTGACGATACAGGGCAGTCCCCCAAAAAAACATTTCCCCGGATTGGAGGAACGGCCATGAACGAAGTACTCGAAAAACTCAACCGTTTTACGCGCAGAGAACACAAGGCAGAGGAAGTCTATCTCTTTGACGTGATCCTCTGCGATAATGACATCGACAGGGATATGGAACGCTTTTCCGAGGAGGCACTGGCACAGCTGCAAAAGCTGTTCATCGGAAAAACCGGTATTTTCGACCATGACGCGAAAAGCAGCGGACAGACAGCCCGAATTTTTGATACGGAGCTTGTACAGGATACCCAGAAAAAAACGGCGGACGGCAGAGCCTATGTCTGCCTGAAAGCCCATGCCTATATGGTGCGTACCGCTGCCAATGCCGACCTGATTGCGGAAATCGAGGGCGGTATTAAAAAAGAAGTCAGTGTGTCCTGCCGCGCCGGACAGCGGATCTGCTCGGTCTGTGGTGCGGACAGATATGAAAGTGCGTGTGCCCATGTACAGGGAAGAACCTACGGGGATAAAACCTGTCATTTCATTCTGTCGGATATTACAGATGCCTATGAATGGAGCTTTGTGGCTGTGCCGGCACAGGTGCAGGCAGGCGTAACAAAGCATTTTGCAGGAAGGGAGGTGCAGGAGATGGCAATGGAAGAAGAATTTGCCGCACAGAAAGCACTGCTGGCGCAGGTGGAAACCCAGACGCGCGCAGAAGTGCTCCAGCTCTGCGGCAGGGAGAAAAGCGGCGCAGTGTCCAAGGCTCTCTGCCTTGCGGCAGGAAAAATGGACTTGCAGGAGCTTCTGGAATTCAAGCAGGAATTGCTTGCACAGAAAGACGGTACACCGCAGGTGCAGCTTGCCGGTGAAGTAGGCTGCGATGTCGGGGAATACTGCTGCTGATACCAGAAAAATTGCCATATGTAGGGAGGGATTGTCATGAATATGGAAATGATCGTATCACTGTTCAGCCTCTTTTCCGGTGAACAGGATGTGCAGCTGCATATGCCGCTGCTGATGACTGCCATCCATGAGGTGACTGCAAAACTGCGCTCCAGAGAGGATGTATCCGAGGTGCGCCTGTGCTACCTCGCCGCAGCCATCGCCAATCTGCGCTATACCCAGATGTACGGCGCAAGAGATAAGGCACTTGCCACCTATGCCGGTACAATTGCAAGACAGTCCGATGGTACGCATCAGCTGCGCTTTGCCATGCAGCTCGTGCGCTCCTATCAGGGACTTTGCAGCGACCTGCTGCGTGACGACCAGTTCATCTTTTCCGCAGTGTAAGGAGGCTTTGTATGGACGAATTGCTTCAATTGCTCCTTGCAAGGCTGCGTGATGCCGGTATTCCACAGGTCTGTCCGGCATTCGATGCCGTTCCCGTCTGCCGCAAATCCTCCGATGCTTTCACGGTGCTTACCGTGCAGTCCATGGAATTCGGGGATGGATTTCCGGCAGAACACGGCATTGTGCATCCCTTTACGGCAACGATCCGTGCAGAGCTGCTCGCACCCATGGAAACGGATGCGCAAAAGCTCATGCAGCGGTATTTTCAGGAAATCGTTCCGGCAATGCTGGGAACGGATTGCCTGTTCCTGCGCTTTGACGCAGGAATGCCAAGGGTGGATGCGAAATTGCAGAAACTGGTGTTCGGTGGGGAATTCCACCTGCACGGCACATTCTGCACACAGGAGGGAGAGGAATCGGCATGACAACACTGCATTTACAGCCCGTCCGGAGCTATCCGGTGCAGATTGGCAATGTGACGCTGTATCTGTCCGGCTGGAAGCTGCAAGGGGTGCGCGTCCTGCGTGAGGACTGTACCGCTAACGGTACGGCAGGGGTGACGGCAAGCTATCCCAAGGGCGCAAGACTGACGCTGACAGGAAAGCTTGCACAGGACGCTGCACCTGTGACGGCAACGCTCGCAGAGTATCTTGCATCCGGCACACAGCTTGATATTACCGTGCAGGGGCTTTGCGTA